AGAGTCACTTTCTTGAACTCGTTAGCAAATGACCCGAACCAAATTGGACGGATAATCATTTTATCCGGAGTAGAAATAAGAGTATCAGCAATGAACTCTACGCTGTTCACGTACTTCTTCGCAGTCATATTATAAATCTGCTGCATTCTATTGACTACATCAGCCTTCGCTCTGGTATCACTCATTCCTGCAACTTGAGATAGCAGATTGGAATCGATTAATTTTCCACTAAGCGTCTGACCAGAGTAAACTCTGTTTGATTGAAAGCTATCTGAGTTCAACATAACGTCAAGACCAGCTGAAGACATAATAATATCTCTATACTTATACGCTGTAGCCATTGCATTTAGATCAACGATTGTAGCGTAGGCTAAGTTTGACGCAAGCTCTGCGGTTGCTCTAGGTATACCTGCTAGTGCGGCACGGTATCCATTCTTTGATAGGATATTAATAGCTTTAGCCGTGATCGAATCATCAACAAAAGAATTAAGCAACAAGTTCTCAGTAGCTTCATCGTAAGCCATAGATATTGCGTTAATAACTTTTTGCTCATCCTCAGTTATTCCGTCCTGCTTCTCTTCTAAGTTCTTCTCTACTTGTTTGATAGTTTGCTTTGCCTCTCTAATAGCAGGAGTCATATAGTAATCCACAAGAACGCTAGTAGATCCCTTTTTAACAGCAGCGTAGAAGTCAAAATTCAATGGCGATACCTCACCGGTTCTAGACACAAGTGACATAGACTTAGATGATGGTCTTGTTGAGTTTTGATAATCAGTAACGACTTGAGACGCAGAAGCTATATCGCTCTTGTTATCCTCCTTTATTGTGTTAAGGTGGATGTGATTGTTAATCGCGGTGAACTTCTCACCTCGAATTACAACTGCAGTAAACTCAGCCTTATCCACAATAGACTTATCAATAGCCTGGGCTACTCTGATTGCTTTCTTCTCTGCTGAGTTGAATGAATCGTATAGTTTTTTTATGTCAATCTCACCATTAGTAGAGTATTCCTTTTTTATTTTCTCAAGGATAGCAGTATCCTTCTTGGAGAATTTTGTTTTACCCTTTTTTATAGCTGCAACTGTAGCATCAATAAACTTAGACGCAGGATTAACGGATTTGCTTCCCTTGTTCGACTCATACTCAAGCTGTATCATATACGCATACATCTTGAACGACGATTCAACAAAAGCATTTCCATTATTGTTCAATGATTTTAACACAGCTTCTGCCGCATCGTCCATTCTTTGCCTAATGCTATTAGTTCCTGCTTTCAGTTTAGCTTGAGCTTGCGTAGACTTTCTGAATATGTTATCAAAGATTGGTCTGCTCATAAAATTACCAAGGGTCTTGTCAATGTCTAATAGAGTACCTCTTCTTATGGCTTGTAGAACCGTGTCTCTTTTCTTAGAGAACAAGCTCTTTGCTCCAGCCACAGCCTTAGAGATTACAGCAATGCCAGACTTACTTATAGCCTGCGTTACCGGTGCAGCATTAATTATACTAGATAGCTTGCTTTTAACACGGTATGCATACGATGGCATATAGCCATTGTTGATTGTCTGAATCAACTTGTACAGATTGTTCAGCTCACTATTAGTCAGCGACTCTATAGCATCTGTCTTTATAAGTTCAGCGAGATCCTTACCAAGCTTCTTCTCGTCCTCGCTAAACATATCCGATAGCACGATAGAAGAACGCTTGATAGAATCAATAAGCGCTTTCTTCTCTTCTTGCTGTTTAGCAGCCTTAGCATCTTGATCAGCTTGAGACACAACCTTATTCGCATCCTTGATAGTCTTGTTTATGCTTCGCTTGTTGTCTCGCATAAACTCATAATCCTCAACAGTGATTAAGTCATCCTTTAGCATAGCCTTCGTTGTTTCGGAGTAGTTTAGTACACCGTTCTCATCAAAGACTTTGTTTTCAAACTCATCTAGTATCATAGACATCTCTGTTATTTTGTTTGACTTTTCGTCTACAGATAACAACACCTTATTGACATCATCTATAACACTTGATCTCTCAGCAGGAGTAATAACAGCTCCGCTTTGAGCAAACATCTTCACTACATTTTCATAGGTAGAAAGCACATCATCCGGAACAAAGCTAGGATTGATTGCAAGCATTCTCCTTAATGGTGCTTGAAGATTCCTAGCGATACCAATCTTCTTGTCTATGTTATTCTTTGCCTTTGGAATCAGGGATGAAAGCTTGCTGATTCTATCTGCGTACTCAGCGTCAGAGAATACCTTTTTCATATAGGTAATGAAATCATCAACAGAGTCTTCATCAAACATATTCACTCTGCTAAACTTCTTCATCACGACAGCAGCCTGGATAAGAGTTATTTTCTTTTTAGACGCAAGCTCTCTCATTTCATTAGAAAGGGCTTTCCCTTTTGCGGTCCAAGCTTTCAAGGCGTTCTTAGCACCCCTCTCGTAATCCATCAATTGCTTCTTGATTAGATCAGCTTCAGCTATAGTAATCTTTTTAATATTGCTTATGCCAGTTACAATAGTGTACGCAGATGGAGCAGACTTCTCACGCTTCTTAAATGCTCTTCTTACTGCTCTTATTAGTTGTTCCTGCTGAACATTAGTGGCGTTAATATAAATATCCTCTGACTTTATAATCTCAATTAAGCTATCAAGAGCTTCGTTTGTTTCCGTCCTTCCTTTTTCTATCGCGCTCTTAGCCTCTTCCCTTACGATTGCCATAAGCGCATCGTACCCAGGGAGAGTCTCCTCGGATAGCGTTGACCTTGACAATGTGGTTGTCGCTCCCTTAAACGCAGCGTCTATCTCATCGGCTGTGAATCCTCTTCTTGTCAATGAGATGGCAATTGCCTTGTCGGATATACCACTTGCTCTACCCCTTTCGATTATCGATGCGATAGAGTTGACGTTGTTTCCAGCAGACAGTCTCGCCTTACTCGCTTGTTCAGCTTGACTTGCCGAGAACTTTGCACTGACTTCAGACCCCTTGAATAAGTCCGCTAGACCAATGTTGATGAACTCGTCTATGCTCAAGGTCTTGATCTGATCGTAGGTTACACTCTTTGAGTTAGCAACGAACGTCTCCTTGATGAACTTGAACGTAGCATTCATCCAAGATAAGAACCCTGCCTTCTTAGCCGAGTTGATTATCGTAGATCCCTTTGTAGCCATAAGCTCAACTAGCGCCTCCTCCTTGGCAAGCTCGGTATCACCGTACTTTTTGATAGCTTCTTTATGCTCCTTGGTTCCTTCAACCAAAGACAAACCCTTCTTCAATAATTCAGTTCCCTTCTTTCCAGAAGCATCTGATCTCAAGTAGTCGATCCATATGTGACCGAACTCGTGTATTGGTGTAGCTAGTGATCGCTCGCTTGGATTGATATAGATCTTTCCTCCCTTGGTCACACCATAGATTACCTTTCCTTCCTTGACTCTCTTTCTAACGGTCTCGTCCTTGAGGATTTCATCGAACTCCTCTTGAGTTGTAGCTACGGATACGTTAGGAAAAGCGAATCGCAATTTACCTATGAGCAAATTGAGATCATCAATCTGCCCCTTCATAATTCTAGCACCTCTAAACGCCTTGTCCACAAAGAACGCACCGCCAACCTGAGCCGCCACCTTTTCAGGATCCGGATAACTTGCCTTCTTGCCAGCGGTCTTCTTGAATATACGAGATGCCTTAGCCTTGAACTCAGGGAATACTTCAACACCCTGCGTTGGGTTACTTATAGTAGCAATCAATCTACCCTTTGGACCAAATCCATAGTTCGGATGGTTCGTAGCCTTAACCTCTGGGTTAAGCACATCTATTCCAACAACAGCTACCGTGTCACCTTGCTTTGCTTTAAGCATAGACGGCTCACCTATGGCGTTGTATAAGAAGTCTGTAGTAAAGTACTCTGACTTGAAGTTCTTAACTCCGTTCATAAGCGCTTTGATTGGCGCTAGGCTTGGAGTTTTTGGAGATCCCTTAGAATAAACTAGAGAGAATACGAACGATCTAACCGGAAGAGACATCGCGGCATTATCGCCCTTGGCTCTCTTATTAGATTCTTCAACCACGCTATTAAGAAGACCGTCAAGAGTTGTGATCTTGTTGTTCTTAATGTGGTTTAGTACAATGTATGATAGGATTCTCTCCGTCTTGTTTTCAAGATACTCAACCGCTTCGTCCGTTGTCTTCTTTTTCTTTACTGCATTAAGTACGGTCTCTACCGACTTTCTTTTCTTCTCGATAGACTGAGTCTCCTCACTAGCAAGCATCTCCTCTAGTGCCTCTACAATCTCTTCCTTGGTAGAGAACTCACCGCTCGTTACTGATGAGTTGAAATCAACAAGCCAAGATGCAGCCGAGTCGTTGTCAACCTTCTTGGAAAGAACATCCTTCAATGAGTTGAGCGCATCCTTTCTATTCTTTGTTGGAAGCGATGCCACGTATGGGGCAAGCCATCTGAACGCAGCCTCGTTAGAGTTTACTGCAGTATCACCCATCCTCATAATCACCATAGGAACGTGTCCCATTGGCAATTTACCTTCCTCCCATAATCTATCGAACAGTTCCTTGTTCTTATTGTACAGAGCGATAGCTTCATTCATTTGATTCTCAGCTCCATTTCTCTGTACGCCAGCCCAAGCTAGATCAGTATTACCACCGAACGCACCGAAGAGTATACCACCGTTCACCTTCATCGGGTTACCCATAGAGTCGGTGTAGGTTCCGGACCCAAGGATATCAGACATACCAAGTATGACTGGCATTCCATTGAAGTCTTCGATGCGCTTGTTGAGTTCATCTATCGACTTCAGACCGAGTGCCTTCACTAGATCAGCGCTATCCTGCTCCTTAGTAGATGACTTTGATTCTCCAATAGCATCTACAGTAACTTCATCATAAAGACCCGATGGCTCTACGAATTGCTTTTCCTCAGTAGGCATAGCCTTCATAGTCTTTACAATCTTCTCGTCAGCCTTTCCTTCTTTCTGAGCATCAAGTCTGAATCTAGTGTCTTGATCAGATTGGCTAATCGCGCCTAGTTCTGCATCATACTCAGCGTTTATTTCATCAATTTTATTTCTTTGTCCAAATTCTATTGTTGGCAATGTGTTAGAACCAATTAAATTTAAAAGATTAGCTCTATGATTACCATCTCTAAAGTGTAATGAACCATCAGGCATTCTGCTAACCTCTATTGGATCTGTTTTTACGTATTGTTTTATTTTTTCAACTAAGTTTTTGTTGCCCTTAATAAAATCAATCAACGGCTTTATCTTATCACCCTCAAATAATTGTTCATCAATACTTAAGTTTAGTTTCTTATTTAAAAATTTGATCAAGTCCTTCATTTGTGTTGGATCAAATCCTTGTGTACCTATGCTACCGTTTGGTCTTCTGTTTTCTTCGGTTGATTCTTCAGAGATAATATTACTTAATGCTTCTTGTCTTCTTGCTTCTACGGCTTCTAGATCAGAAACAGTAGTTGACAGTTGTGAAGTAGTTAGTATAGTATCAAGCTGGTCCGCTTGAATTTCATCAGCAAGCAATGTCTCTACTGCTTGTATGACACTTCTCTGAGCATTAGTCCTTTCGTTCTCGTTGGTCTTGACAGCTATATCATAAGCGTCAGCCACCTCCGTCTCGTTTCCATCAATGCCAATCTCTGTTCCATCCTCTCTCAAGAAGGTAACCGTAGACTTCTCCTCCGGATTCAAGGACAGTATGCTTCTAGATATAGTCTCAGGACTATCTAGTACACTTACTTTTTCTTGCTCGACTTCTTCGGTAACGACTTCAGATTCTGCTTGGGATTCTCTTTGCGCCACTTCTTCGCTAACTCCGGCTTCTGGCTGTAAAGAAACTTCACTTGCTGTTTGCTCTTGAACGGCATCTTGCTGTGTGGTATTAATTTGTTTTCCTACTTCATTTTGTATCATAGCGATAAGTTCATTATCGCCCTTTACTTGTACCTTAGACTTCTTCAGTCTCTCCTTTGACATACCAGTAATCCTTCTAGTGAACTCCTCCTTGGTATATCTTCTTCCGTCAATCATATACTCACTGACATCACTTCTTTTATACCCAAGTATCGCGTCTAGGTTTACCATATCCTTTTCAGTTGGAATGGTTCTCGTTTCGCTTATAGTAGCAATCTCATTATTGATACTTGCTATCTTATCCCTATACACCTCCCTTCTACTTGCAGATAGAGATAATTCCTTTTTAGCAGCAAGAAGCTCCATAACCCTAGTCGTAACGGCATCAACATTTCCAGTCAATCGATTTGCAATCTTTCCTGAAATACCAATATTGAGCAATTGCTTTGCCTCGTTTCTCAACGAGATGTTCTCTTGGATTCGCTGATTAACGTCTTCGTCTATCTGTCCAAGAGCCTGCATATTGTTTGCCCACTTGGATATTCTAGCATCAGAGGATCTCTCGGTAGCTATATTCCTAACGTCAGTCAAGTCATTAGCTATGCTAATGTTCTTATTCTTTCTTACGCTCATAGCAGACTTGAAAGCAAGGTTTGACGTGTTGCTTCCCATACCACCTGCTCCTTCTTCTACTATCTCAGCCCAAGAAATATTATCTCTTCCTTCACTAACTTGAGCAAGAGCTTCACCAGTCATCTCTGCTAGTGTATCAAACACAACCCTTTCTCCTACGTAAGCTGCTGCCCTTGTCGCTAGAGGTGCAGTCTTCCCAACTCTCATTACGTTTCCTGCAAGACCTGCAGATAGATAGTCAACTACAGCAATTGGAATACCTCGAAGCGTTCCTCTTCTTCCTCCTTCTTTCCACACTGAAGCGTCACGAAGAGCAGCCTCCACATCCTGAGGATTAGTTAGGTCGTATCCTTTTTCTGTAGCGGCTTGAAGTATAGCGTTGCCGTATTCTGTAGCAAAACCAGTTAGCGCCATACCTGCTTGAAATCCCTTAGTTGCACCAATTGCTGCGCCTGTTGCAGCACCAGGAATAGCCCCTACTCCAGCTGCTAAAGATCCGGTTGCAGCTCCATACCCTGCTCCTATTGCAGCTCCAGTAGCTACTGACGATGGAACAATCCAACTTCCATACGGAAGCATCTGAGAGATACTGTACGAGGCAAGGGTTAGCATCCATTCTGCAGGATCATTTAGAACAACAGCCATAGCTTCGTCTGCACCGACAGCGTTCTGCCATCTGTTCAAGACCCTAGATTTGTATCCGGATAATTGAGCCATCTCTTTTTGAGACTCAGCTACAATAGCAGCTATCTCAGCTAGGTCCTCAGGATTTTCAACATCCTTCTTTCCAATAGCAGCAAGCAAGATTTGGTTTACACCAGATCCATTTGCAAGACCAGACTTGAATGAGTTTATAAATCCATCGTAGTTTTCAATGAACTCGTAATTAACTTCCTTGTCTATAGCTGCATCCAAGTAAGTCTTTGACAAGTAGTACTTATCAGCAGCCATACCCTTTGTTATTTGCACTTCAGCGTACTTCTTTAGAAGCGCATCAGCATATTGTTTTTGTTCTGAAGTTTTTGGAACGAACGCTGTCAAGTCATTTATACTAACACCTAGTGTTTGTAGCGAAGCATTATCAAGCGCATCAAAAGCTACTGTTGCTTCTCTATTTAATTTAGCCGCTTCAGAAGCAGACTCATCCCTTTTCTTTCCTGCGTACGCATCGAAGTCCTCCATAGCAGTCATAACATCAGAGTCAAACAAGACCCCACGTAACTGCTCCTCTTGTTTTTTAAGATTCTCGTACTGAGCTTTAACATCCTCCGTCAGAAAATCCCCGTCCATTAACAAGGCGTACTTCTTTCGAAGGCTCTCATCAGTTATGTACTCGTCTCCTCTTTCAAAAGCTAATTGCTCTTCGATGAAGTCCATCTTATCTCTAAGCTTAAGGTATTCTTCCTTTGCTTGCTTGATGTTAGAGTAGTTGAGTCCTCTAGACTTGTAGAAATTATCCGCTTCTATATCAGCCTTGTTAATATCCTTCCACTCTCCTTCAGCAAATCTCTCTGCTTCTTCCTTTGTCTTGAACTCAAATATCTCTCCTCTTTGACGAGCTGTACTTAATGCGTCTTCAAATCCAAGCTCCATCCAAGAGTCTTTCTTAGTGGTGTAGTTGTTTGGATCTTTAGGGAATAAGGTTGGGATGACCTTGAACTTTCCGTCTTCTTCGAAAGATGTAAAGATTACAGTTGATACCGTGCCGTCTCCATTATCTCTACCCTTATTTCTTATTTGCTTTGCTCTTATGGCGCTTGCCATAAAGTCCTCATCCTTTTTAACGTCAGGACTTTGAGCGTATGACTTTATAAACGACCGAAGTCTTTCCGCTTCAGACGCTTCTGTTATTCCGGTAAACGGATCAAAGTTTATTACTACTGAGTTTTTACCTTCAGAAGTTCTAACAGTTATTTCATCTCCAATACCAGACCTCACAAACGTGAACCCGTACTTGCTGAACTTATCATTAAGAATTGGAAGAGCTTCTTCTTCCTCCATATCGATAAGCGCCTTGTTTATTGTCTGAAGATCCTGATTAAATATTGGGTCTTGAGATATAAGAAGATTAGAAGCGGTAAGAGCTTTTTGCTTTTCGTTCTCTATCCTTTGCTGTTCAATTTGATTTGCCTTATTCTCAAAGTACTTTATTGAATACTCATCAAGTGGTAAGTCATACACAGTTCCTGTAGGAACAACAAGAGTTTTCTTTGGTTCTTTTTGAACAGCAACTTGCTTAGGTACAGTTAGGACATCTTGCCTTGGAGCTATGTCCTCTTGATTTATAACACGAAGATCATCGTAAGCTTGTTGCCCTTGCTGAATACTTTGTCTCTGTTGGTCAAGAGCGAATGTAAATTGGTCAATGTTCTCTGCTGTTAAGCCACCTGCATACCTACCTTGACCTCCGTACCTCGATACCGATAAAGGTGCTGCCGAAGGTGAAGCCATACCGCTTTGCGGTTGTTCTTGACCTTGTTGGCTTTGTGGTTGTGCTTGCGGAGCTTGCTCTTCTTTTTTTTTTAATGTATTATAGAACGAGTTCGCATCCGGTGCAATGTCAAGATTAGGCATAGATGCCTTCTTGTTTTGAAGATAAGCATAGTACTTATCGCTACTAGCTTTATCTTGAAGAGTACTCTGAAACTGCTCCACTGTCGGAGGAACATCTAATCCTTTTGACTTAAGGTACTCGTAATACTTTACAATCTTTTCGTCCATAACTATATGTTGTGTATATCTTTATTCTTAATCCCAATCTAATCCTGCTCCTATTCCTACAGCTGGTGTCCATATATTTGGACCACCTTCAATTGCGTTATAATCTCTCCATAATTCAGGCGAAAATATATCCTTTACCTCTTGACCTGTTAATGGTTTTCCAGTTTGAATTGCATCATATATTTTTTGAATGATTGCCTTTTGAGCGTTTTGACCCTCAGTACTAGATATTCCTGCAGCATTAGTTGCAGCAGGGACATTTACAAATCCACCTGGTAGTATATCAGACGTTATCGTAACATAAGCGTCTGGTGATTCCTTTCTGCCTCCCTCAGCATTAGCATCAGCAAATGAGTCTTGTACAGTAGATGTTACTAAAGACTGAAGTTCGGGTGGTAAATTCTCAACCATTGTCTTAACAGCTAAATCAAAATTAGCCGCTTCCTCTTCATCAGTAGCTCCTTTACCGATAAATTTATTAACCTTATCCTGAAGCCTGTCCTCTGTAAGACCAACGGTAGCTTCTGTGTACTGAAGTTTCACTGGCGCTGTTTCTTCTGTTCCACCTCCATCTAATGCCTTCTTAGCTTTCATAAACGCTGTATACGTATCAGGATTATCCTTGTACATTGCGTACTCAATCTCAGCCGCAGTCAATGTCCTTGGTGTTGGAGATGGTTCAGCAACGGTTTGTATCTCCTCCTTTCTATCGAGCATCATTCTGAACTGAACCTTAAGCGCTTTCCTCGCCACTTCTAATTGCTTCTGACCATTTGTTGTAGAGAAGTTAGGTACTCTTTTTCCAGAATCATTAACAGTCATAAGGATGAAATTCGGGTCGTTTTGAGCGACTGTCGCGTTCGTTGTAAAATCATACGGCTTACCTGTCTCTGGATTCACACCAACGTAGTCGGTAAGGATAGATCTTGCAGATACTTCTGAATTAAGTATAGAGTTTATAAAAGTTTCTTCACTTTTCTCGTATAGATCAATAGCGTATTCGTCAGACTTAGTCATAGACTTTCTCCTAGTCTGGTCTGTTATTTGAGTTACGCTTCCAAGCTTGTACCTACTACCAATCTCACGAATAGCCTCAATGTTTTCACCCATAGCATCAACACCTACTTGTAATCCAGCGATAACATCGTACTTATCGTACTTCGTTTTCAATCGATTTCTAAGCGTACCCATTGATTCGAACCCTGCCTCTGTGTCTATGGTTTTAACCCCGTTCTCTTCCTTGGTTTTTGCTACGCTAACCGTAAAGTCCATAGGATTTATGTACAGTTTTGTACCCGTGAAGTTTGAGAACCCTTCGATGTTCTCCATCTCCCACGCTTCATACGCTTCAGAATCTCCGTTATTGAATCTCTTCATCTTCTCCTCGTACTCCTTGCTGTACTCCTCGAATAAAGAAACGGTCTGATCGGTTCCATCAGTTATGTTCTGACGAAGCTTTACGTAGTCGTTAGGCTTTATTTTACCTGACTTCAACAGGTTGTCAGCCATAAGCATAGACTGTTGAGCGTCACCGGTAAAGCTTAACCACCAGCTATTAAGCTTATCACTCTCACTGAGTTGCTGACTCTCTAGCTTGGTGGCGATTTCTCTAGAAGCCTTCTCGATGTCAGCCTTCTTCTCTTCACGTAACTTAGCCTCTTCATCAAGAGTCTGAGTAACTGAGGCAGCAACAGTGGACCAGTTTATCTGATTGGCTGCGTCTCTCTCTGCGTATTTATAGTATGTAGTAGCCATAACTAATTCGTCTTATTTAGCACTAGGATATAGTTCGTTGTATAGCTTTTTCAATTCATTAGCATCATAGTTAATGAAGAAGTTTTCTAGCTTCATAGCATCCATACCCTCTATAGTTTTCTTATCTATTGGCGTACCACCAATAGAGTAATTAGCATTATCAGCTATCAATTTGCTTTTAAGTGCCTCCGTACTGCCTGCCTTTGTAACAAGTTCAGCGTACCTCTTTGATGGACCCTTTCCAAATAGAGGAATCATACTAACTCCCTGCTCAATTGCGGATGTCACTCCTGAAATACCCTGCATTGCTGCTAGATTCGAAGCTTCTCCTGCATCCCTTGCTGCTAATTGCGCTCCGGTAGCTTCATCTAAATCAAGATCAGCTTGAACACCTGCTAGTCTACTATCCTCTGCCGCAGTTATCTTCTCTAGGTTAGCCATATCAGTAGCCATCTGTGACCTGATACCACCCTGAGCCTCATTGCTAACCGCAAGTATTCTTCCTGCATTAGAACCAACTGCACGAGGACCAGCTTCTCTAGCAGCCTCAGTCAACTGAGCAACAGATGAAAGTGTAGCCTCTCTCTCTAGCTCGTACGGTAGCTTCTTAATAGCAAGCTGCTCGTAGAAGTTAACGTCTAACTTTTTACGAGCCTCATTCATTGCCTTAGTCGCGTCTTCCATTGCTTGATCTTGAAGCTTTCTTTGCTTTCTAGCTTGGGCGAATGACGCTCCGCTTCCTGCGGCTGTTGCGGTTAATGAAGCTGCCGCTGCTACTGCTGTAAATCCTGCCATACTATATGCTTTTAATCATCTCCGTTGCATTTGAGTCACCCTCAATGTAACCGGCATCGCTAAGGATACCTCTGAGACTTTGGTTCTTTACTAATGAATAAACAAACTTGTACCCTACGTTTCCTGCCACATCAGTCAGTGTGCTTACTAGGGTTTCCAAACAAACTCTTCTGACATCTCTATCAGTAATTGACTTGTTAGAAATAGTGAACTCTAGCCAAGCTACCTTTGAGTTGGTGAGGTACAAGAATCCTGCGCACACTGGAGTGTCACCGCACATAACCATTACACCGCCCTTCCCTCCATCGGGGAGAAAGTCAGCAACGGGTGGAGTCCAACCCCACTCATTCCACCATCCAACAAGGATGTCATTGTAGTCGCTAGGAAGAAGTGGTCTTACGGTGATTTCCATTTAACCACAAAGATATCAATTTTCTACGGATAACTCTTCATCACCTCAGACTCCGCTGAGAACAATTCAACTTTTGAGGTAGAGTCGTTCTCTAACGTGAACACACAGTAGTGTCCAAGTACACCGTGTGATTCTGCCACTGAGTTCTTTATGAATAAGAAGTATGCGTCCTGTATAGGAACTGGGTACGTAGCTCCAGGGATTGTAGCATCAACAACTATATTGTTTGTCGATGATGGATAGTCAACATTTATAGCAGTGATCTGCCCTGCAAGAATAGGGTTGTTGTACGGTGGTGTTGCAAAGTAAAGGTAGTCACCAACGCTTACTATGCTGCCAATTGATACGAGTGGCGCAATTGAGAAGTCTATTACCTGAGCCGTGTTTGGTCCGGACACAGCGGTGCTTCTTCCAATTCCATTCAGTGATCTAAGTGGATACTGATTGGCAAGGGCAGGCACATCGCCTGAGTTTCTGACAAACGCATAGAACGAGTTCTCTTTCTTCTCGAACCAAGCTAGTTCAACAAAACCAGTGTTCTGAATATCAGTCTCCATCAGTGCGCTCCAAGCGGCATCACCCTCTAGGTTAATTGTCTTGAACAACTTGTTCTCTAGTGGAGCGTTATTGAATACACTCTTCAGTATAGAGTTGTACTGCTCTCCATAGAAATTGTTTCTAGTTGCATTCACGCTGTGCTTATAAAGATTGCCGCTCTTGAATGAATAGAAGTGGTTGTTCATTCCAATCATAAAGTCGGGAATGAATGAGTAGAATGAAACCCATCCTGAAACGGGTTCGCTATAGGTTAGAGTATATTCCATATTAACAACTTGATACTTCGATTACAACACCGTTTGCGTCTATTTGCATATATTCACCACCTATACCATAATACCCAGCGGCTAATGGGAACTGCCCATTTTGGTCAGTAAAGATTACATCATTTACCTGTATAGATACACCACCTACTATACCAAACATATAGTAGTCTTCTGTGAATGCTAACTCACAAGCTTCTGCCGAACTTTCAGCAACGACAGTACTTACAACTGGTATAAGAGACTCAGGACAACCTATAGCAATCTCGAACTCAGTGTCCTTGCATATTGCATAAAAGGATATGATAACAATATCAGTTGTAGCAGACGGTTTAGGAAATGGTATCCAGCATTGCCCAGGATCTAACGGAGTTGTTTGTATGTTAGCAGCAGTAGGGCTTGCTACACTAGAACTACCAGAGTCTTCCCAAGCACTAGTAATGTCGTTATACCTATAGACAGTGAGTGGGTAGGTCCCTGCTACCGGACAGGGTCCGTCTATTCCAACGTACGTTGGGCTACCTGGCGGTGAAGATATGTATCCGTAAATAGTACTATACACACTGTTCTTTACAACAGCTCCCATTGAGGCTATAATACCAACACCCTTTGTCATACCCGTAAGTAAAATAGGAATGACACCGGTTCCTGCGTCTACCTCTACGCTAATGGTAAATACACCCTTGCCCGACACCGGCATATTTGATTTTGTCTCACTACAAGGTACGCCACACGCAGGACAAGTCTGCGGTGGAAGCAATACGCCACCCACTTGCTCTCTAGATATTATACCATCTGAATAGAATCCATCAGGAGCCAAGAAGGTTAAGCTTGGAGTAGAGTAAATAGATGTCGCAGCAAGCAAGCTTGGCGCATCTATGTAGTATGTTATTGATGTTGACATAGTATTTTATTTATGATGGACAATCACAAGCAGCGAGCGTTATGTCTGCTGTTCCGCTTGTTAATGTCGGAGTAATTTCTGAGCATATGCTTACAGAGTTTCCTGCAAAAACAGTTATTGATTGGAATGATCCTGAGCAATCTCTGTACGATACTTCTGCTTCTTCCGTAACGGCATCGATATAGTATAGGCTACATACCGACACGCACTCTACACATTCACAGCAAGCGTCCGCAGCAGCCTCGCTTGAATAGCAAAGAGTTATCGGAGTTGATTGTCTGTAGTCCCATATCAAGTACAGGTAGTACTCTGATGAAACAGGAACATCCGCATAGAAGAAATTTGCCCCGACAGCTATTATTGGCGCAGCAAGAAGCGAGTCCTGAAGCAGGTCAAGTATGTCTGGCGTTAGGTTGTCGTACAGTGTATTGCTATTTAGGTAACGCAGCACATCTTGAGACGGGTCAAAATTAAATGTATCCGTTCCAATCTTGTTAACGACTATTCTCATCGTTGCTCCATCAGGAGGAGTACTTGTGCTTCCGACAAATCCAGTTGCTTGATTGTATCTAGATACCAATGGGATTGTTGATCCCGATGCAAACAGAACTAAACTTGATTGATATGGAGATGTGTAACCACCATAAGTGTACCTATATTCATTGTGAATTGTAGACCCACTATCTGAATCGCTAGTAACACATACCTCGACAATTGTTTTTTGAGCAGCGGACACGCATCTAACCTTTACTTCAAGAATAATATTGCCCGTAGAATTTATTGTAGTGTTGCAAGTTCCAATGAGTATATCATCCTTGTCTATCACTATTGATCCGGATGAGTTGACAACACCAGATGATTCTGTCGTTCCATTGTACGTTGACTCCACTACAAACGTAGCGTCAACCTCTAAACTAATTACGTTATACGTTACCTCGTAAGTTCCAACTAGCTGCCCTAGGTTAGAGCAGAATGAAACAAACGAGCCATCACCAAGGGTAAATGTCTGAACGGTTCCGCAGTCGATGCACTCCGCTTGAGTTGGAATCAAGATATCATTCGAAGATAAAACGTACTCATTCATATACGGATCAAACCCACCAAGCTTCTGCGTTTGAAGCGAATCGTTGAACAGATCCCTAAACCAAGTTCTCATTCCCTGATCGGAGATGACTTTGATTTGATCGGAACTGTAAGAGTTTCCAACAAGCTGTATCACAGCGCCCCTCTTTGCATCGGTAAAGAATCTATCGTATCCCCATTGAACGTAGCTCTCAGGGTTAAGGCTTATGCCATAGTTCTCTACCCTAGCTATTTGTGTTCCGAGTACTTCAGGCACGGAGGTTATAGCACCGCCTGCCGCAGCATCAGATAGCAAGTTCTTTCCTGCAAGCACATAAGATATCTTATCCTCTTGCAAAACAAGAACGTCAGTCTCTCTTCCGTCAATCAACATAACTTGACCGAATGAATCCTCAAGTGGCTTGTAATTGATTAGACCAAGATTGAACTCATTCAGTTTGTTTACATTGGTCTCATCGTTGTATACTCCGCTGTAGGTTATGTCCGCATACCTATCAGCCTCTTTGTAATCCTCAGCAGAAACAGACGTTACTCTGTTGCCAAGGGCGAATGTATTTCCAATAATGGAGTCCCTGATCTTATAGCTCTCAGCTCCGTTCCCAAACGTATAGCAGTTGTAGAAACTAGTCTCTACTATGGCAGGCTGGCTAGTAAGGAAGTCTTGACTCTGAAGGTTTCCACTATGCTGTCCAATAGCATCTATGCTAAACGATTGGTCAGACTCGTAGAAAATATCCGGCAACGCATCCTGTGGTTCCGTTTCAAATATCAAAGTTTTGTCTGCTCTATATACAGTAAACCTAACCTTTACTTTAGATACTCTTCTATCGTTATTTCCGCACGCTCTTGTTCCTGTAACCAACAAGAACAGTGCGTTTGTGGGTCCGTCCCTATAAAATCTAAAGTAATTAGTGCATAAATCAGTCGGTATGTCAAATAGAGACGAAGCAAGAGTTGGTATGTACGTGTTAGTTACAGGGCAACCACCACCACCTATGTCTGGAGCGCCATCATTTAATATAGCATTAGTAATTGATTGATCCCACCAGTCATTCATATTAGCATAATCGGCAGATGACACGAAGTTTTTATTCAGTACATACTTTCTTTTTTCGCAATTTCTATCTCCATCTCCAGGACCCTTTCTTGACCACTCCATCTCCATAACTATACGACTACCAGCCGGAACGTCATAGTCAATCCACGTTCCAGGGATAGATGTATCTGGTATGTTCATAGGATATTTAGCTATCGGGAAACTCTCATCTGCTGCAGTAGCTGACCTAGGTCCTTGATCTATTATAGCTAAGTCATCCTGAACAGTTGAGAAGTTGTTGGCATTTATCTTCATATAAACACCCTGCGGTGAGGGAATGCCAGAACCAAGAAAATCTTGTACTTGAGCTTTCTTTTCTAGTACTGTAGCATAATTGCAATTAGTAGTTGGTCCATCAGCATCAGTTTTTACTATCAATCGATCCCCAGCCTCAACCTTTCTAGAGTTCTCCCCGTCAATAAGGAAGTACGTATCATTTGTCAATGGGTCCTTTATAAAGATGCTGCTATAAATTGTCTCATAATTTTCACGATCGGGCTTTATAACAAACTTGTACCTAGTTGCCCAGTAAGGAGCGACCTGACTAACCGGTATAGTTACATTGATATAGTTTCTTGAAGATGAGTATCCACAAGGAACAAACACCGTGTTATTCGGACTAACAAGAGCGGTTGATGATCTCTTGAAGTCATCCATATAGACTATACCAATCTCATAGCCCCTATTACTATGAAGACTTCTAGGACTAGCTATGTTCTGATGGAACGCTTCTATCTCCGACACCTCGTAGTACTCGTACACGCTTTGTGTAGGTGTAGTCGTATCGTCTACGTACCTCATAGCCGGTAGCTGAATCTTTATCTGAGTACTAGCTGGTGTGGCAATGATAGCCATTGGCTCCTGAGCAGCAGAGATCCCACTTGAGAACTTTGTAAGCGTATCTAAGTTGTTAGGTATAGCACAGTTCAGCACGTCAGTGAATGTAACACCATCACAAGATGTTGGATCACCAATGATTGGCGAATACACCGGCTCTATATTGAACAGTGTTCCAACTGCATTCTGAAACTCAACGCTAGAAGCCATCTCATAAACCGAGTTGTAAGCAACCGGAAGTGTAAACAAAAAGGTTATGCTTATATCATCGGTAACCTCCGATGGAAACGGCAGGTCCCCTTGAAATGAATTGTGTCTAAACGTAAAGTCAATGCTTAGTGCTGACCCTTCTTGCAAATCAATGCCAGCGAGATCAACAGTCATAACGGATCCTGCTACAGAAGTTATTGCGCCAAACGTGTAGTTCCCACTCTCTGTAGACGCAGGAACCTCGGTTAACCCAACCTCCTCAGTCATAAGCTCCGCTATAAATGTTAACGAAAGCGCTATGCCATTTATATCAACAAGGTTATACCCTTCAATGTAGTTCGAGTACATAAGTCTATTGCCCATAATAGTCTGGGCTTTAGCCTTTCTAGGTACGTTGTCGTACAAGCGGAGGATTTCAGACTCCGGAAGAATGGTGAATATCTTGCTGTTGGTGAACTGATAAACATAATCCGTATTATCAAGAAGCCCAAGATCCTGTTTGTTCAACTTCTCTATCACCTTGATGATGTTGCTGTTTGCTTCCTTGAATAGCAAGTCCACTCCAATAACCAATGGACCGCCAGAGTTGTAGGTAACCTTAACTGAATTGCAAGAGTTAACCATACCTTCGTTCAAGAAGCTGTTCTCACTGAACTCAAAGAAGTTTGGAACAAACGCAGGGATTGAAAACTGAGATACTGCAGAGTACTGATTGTCTGCGTATCGATATCTGTAAGCAAAGCAAATATATCTTTCCTCTAGGAAGTTCTCCTGCCCACCAACAATAAATGGCTGAATGAACGGAGACTCCAATGGCGGCTTTTTTATAACAAGAAGTGATTCCCTTGTGATCTGATCAATGAATGATACCGGCAATGGATATGATGTCCTTACGTTAATCATTCTAGGATCCTCGTACTTATCCGTAAAGAACAACATATCGTCTACTAGACTTATTCCCGTGAATAGGTACTGCGGATTGAAGTTCAGCGTGGTGTTCTGACCACCGCCATCGTCTGTGCTGACAACGTGATAAGTCAATACCCCTGCAAGCTCGTTGAACGAGACGATCATATCTAGCTTTCCCGTAGGAGAAGATGTGAACGCTGGGTCATTGACAAGCCAATAGATTGTTTCGTTAGCTCCGTCCTGAAGTGTACCGATAGCCTTAGCCATATTGCTTAGAGGCTCTCCGGTTGGAGGATACACCAACGTGGTCAACTGCGTATTACCCTTTGCGTTTTCTATGACACCGATCTCAGCGTTCTCTGTAGAACCCATACGGATATTCAACGCATCAATGTATTCGCCATTTGGAACAAGTCGCTCATCGACAACCTTGTTCATTTTACCGGCAACAAAGTTTCTAGTAATATTCGCCATAGTTATTTTATCATCTTATCCATACCACGGAGATTCATAAGCAATCGCCCAGGATGAATGTTACTTATTCTGATCTTAGAATTTCTGAGTAGTGCGCTCTTTTCCTTTCTAGCTCTAGAGACAATGTACTCTTGAACACCAAGCTTTGAACTTAGAAGCTCATAGTGAATGTATGCATACACGTACTTCTCAAATAACTTATTGACAGTTATCACCGTATTGTCACCGCCCTCCATTCCATCGGACACGTACTCAAGTATACAGATTTGACCAGCCATATCCGAGCTGAAGTCAATAACGCCTGCCTTGTTGTTTACCTTGAAGGTAGGATTAAAGTTTGCTGTCTCGGTGTTCAGACCGAATCGCGCCCCTATAGCAAAGTCAAAGAACCAGTCTCCATCAACAAGGTATCCATCCATCCCGTCAAACTGACTGCCTGAATTTAGATAGATGCTCTTCTTTGTACCCTTGATTCTTTCGTAGTCAATATTCGAGAACTGAGGCTCAAGTATATTTCCATTGATATCAAATAGGATGTTACCGGTATTATCCTGCAAGTAAGCGCTAGACGATATCGCCTGGATGTTCTCACTAAGCGGTCTCAAGTACCCGTCCTTGTAAAGAGATATACGTACCCAATTGACGTAGTCAGATGGTAGAACAAACTTCAACGTGTCGGTTACATTTAGCTCAAGAACCTTTACTTCCTTGAAGGCATCGTAGTTCAATTCTTGAATAGCACGCTTTGCGTGAAATAGAACCTTGTACCTTTCTTCGTTGTTGATGAGCGAATGATTACCATTGTACATCAACATAAAGTTATTGACTATGTCAAACAAACTAACGTACTGATACGATCCCCAGTTTTGATTCTCGGGTGTGTTTCCGTTATTTGTATAGTATTGAAATTGAGATATGTAAGCCATTATTCATTATTGAGCTTTCTGTTGTTGTTCTTCTGCTTTTGCAAACTGCACCACCTCAGCCTCTCTTATCGATACGCCTGCGTACTGAAGTATCTTTGTGACTAGCCTGATCTCTTCTTCTATTGGAAGTTCGAAGTCCTTATAGTCTGGTTGTGATTGGTCAAACGAAGGCTCTCCATTTAGAAGAGTAACGTAGGTCCACTTAGGATCAAGTGGGTATCTAAAGTAAACGCACTTCACTTCGTTAGCGCCATTGAACGTATCCGGATACACCTTAACTGTTAGTCCCTGTTGGGTATATGCAGGAAATGTTTCTGACGGGCTAGTGAGATTTGATGTAAGAAGTGATGTAATCTTCGAGTGGTTTACTTTCTCTGCCTCCCCCTTGAATGTAGACACAAGTCCTTGTACATCGTAGCACAGTATCTTGTTAACCATAAAGTACTCATCGCCAGTTGTAACAAGCGATGGTAAGAAGTACTCGTTTGTAGATGGAGCCACCTGCGTTAACACGGTCTCAGGCATAAGGAATACTTCCATAGCCTCTTCCATCGTCTGCTTCAAATCAGCGTATCCAGTGCCTGACATCCTAGCATTCTCCTTGGCTATCTGCATATTGTAGTTAGAAAAGTAGTTCTCGAATATTTCCATTTGAGCTTGCTTCGCGTACAGGTTAAAGTCGGATGGAGAAATGTATCCGTAATTATTCTTATTCAGAATAGAAAGCACAGTATTCCTTACTGAATTTATCATCTCTTCTTTTTTACAAAGATAGAAAAAAGAAAGGGATGTGACTGATTAAGCCACACCCCTATCTTGTAATTCAAAAACACAATGATACAATTATGATTCAGAGTAGCTCTCAAGCATCTTTAATGCATCGAGACCCTCGTCAGATTTCAAGTAATTAGATACCATATCGTATGGATCTTCACCGTATGGTACGGATAACATCTTCTTTTTGTTTGAGTCAGTGCTGAACCAAACCTCTTTCTTTCCATTTCTAAATGTCAATAGTTTCTGTGTAAAGAAGTTTCTGACATTGGACTGGAGCTTTAGTGACGGATCGTTTACAGCATTGATGAATCCTCTTGGATTTCGCTTTGCAAAAATAAGAACGTCACGCTTTAATTCAGATGATGTAGTTGTTGACGGATCCTTTCCGAATAGTACACGCGATACATTCTCAAGCTGATCTAGAGAAAGCTCTCTAGCAAGAACTAATGCATCCACCTCTACATTGATAGAGTCAAGTATACTTGCAGCATCCTGTTCAGGATTAACTTCTACAAATGCCTTTCCATTCAGAGGGTGATAGTACAAAAATTCGTGTAGAACGGGATTGTTTTTTGGAACACGGAGGAATCCGCTTTCAAAAATAATCGGTTCAACGATTGCGTTTCCGTCCTGCTCGTCTTCAAATGCAGACTTTTGGTTTACTGCATAGCGCAGTGGACGGTTTATGTTTTGATCCTCATCATACCACAGTAGTGGATATCGACGAGAGTTTCTTGTTGGCAGCATAAAAGATAACGGTGCTGCATTGCGAGTGAGTTTGTACACTCGGTCCTTTGCTTCTTTCTTATTGTATTTCATTTGATTGGATTATAAAGAAGGGCAGTACCCCGAAAGATACTGCCCATCGATTTTCTATTACTTCGTAATCACGAGGATTAGTTTTGGAACAAGAAGAAGTTGTTCGCGCCAAGTGTGCATACGCAACGCTCAGACAAGAAGTTAACCTCCATTGCATCAAGGTCGCTGTTGTTTGCGCCACCTGCAGAACCTGTGATCCAAGTCTTGTAACGACGATCTTCTGTTTCAGAAGCACGGTAACGAACGTGCAAGAATGGACGCTTCGCGTTCTTTCCTAGGATCTGATCGTAAACAGTTGTAGAACCAGCAGGAACTAGCAAACCATTTACACGACCTGTGAAGGAAGGAAGACCACCACGCATTGTTGGATCGTTCAAGTACTTCCAGTCAGACTTGTAGAAGTCATAACCACGACGGAAACCTGAGAAGCCAAGGTTCAATGCCATCTGAACATCGTTGTCAAACAAACCGAATGATGCAGCACCTGCAGCAGATGATCCGTTGAAACCGTTCAGTGTAGCAAGCATATCATCGATATCGAAACCGAAGTCACGATTAACGAAGATTACGTTCTCTTCAATCGCACCCTGCTTGTCAAGACGTGAAATCACGCTATCGAAGTCAGCAAGTGTAGTTGGGTTACCACCGCCCCACACGTTACCACGATCTTCAACAACGTAGAAGATACCTTCAGAACCCTTGTTACCAGCGTCAGTGTAAGTTGTTTGGTTAACAACACCTGAACCAGACTCAGCAGGCACAGCCTCAATCATTGAAGTCTCAAGGTAATCCTCGAAACGAAGACGAGTCTCGTGTTCTGACTTCAAGTACCACAAGTAGCCGGTTGCACCGTTCTCTGTAGTAACTTCAACCCAGCCAATCTGAGCCATATCAGATCCGCTAACAGCGTACTTGTCTTTGATGATGATTGGAGAGTTGTCGAAGAAATCATCTTCAGCCTCCAATGAACCTTGCATTCCGTTTGTTCCTTTTCTGAACTCAGAACCGTAAATGAATACAGTAAGAGTAGCAGCAGCTCCAAACACTTGACCACCTGCTTCGTAGTAAGCAACGTCAAATGTGTTCGCAGTTGTATCAACATCGATAACGATACCTTTGTTGTAACCTGTTCCTGCGTTGTCAGTGATCATAACTGTTTGACCCTTACGGATAGCGATGGCTGTAACGCCCGTGTCGCTTACTGTAATTGTCGCAGTGTCTGCTGCAGCAGCAGCGCCTGATGCGCAATCAGTGTACTTCGTGTGCAAACGACCTTGCTCTGCCCATTTGATAAGGTCAGATGTTGAAGGCATCTCTGCTCCAACCATACGAAGGAATGATGCTACGGTACGATTACCATAACGCTCAAACTCCTTCTCGAAAGTATCAGGAAGATACTGGTTCAAGAAGTCGAAATTTGTAATGTAGTTGGTTGACAACGCTACCTGCTCTGCGTTAGGCTGTAGGTTGTAACCTGGAGGGGTTAGGACTGATCCTGGCATTTTTTCTAAGTTTTATTTTTTATATTTTTTTTATGCTTTTGATCTTGAGACCACGACCTGAGTCATTGTCTACCGATCGGATTTGCATTCCCCCTTTATTCATAGCCTCTGGACTTCTACGCTCGGACATATTTACATTCTTCATCCGCTTGTCGAGATCGTCAACGCTATCAGCCATACCTTGTTCATAAAAGAACTTGGCAAACTTTTCAGGGTTCATTGCTATTGCCAAAGACTTATGGTAACCTACAGCATCCTTAATCATCCCGTTCTCATCCAAGTACTTATTGATAAAGTTAAATGGGTTTGATTGCGACTTCTTTAATTCAGCAGCATCGGCAGGTGTAAAATTGAACTTCTTATTGTTTAGGTCAAACTCAAAACCTTTGAACTCTGTACTAAACAACTCTTCAGTCTTCTTTGTAAACCACTCGCTCTTACGCTTGTTTTCGGTATCAATGTCTTTTGACGTTGAAATGTATTGCTTGTAAGCCTTGAAGTCTTCTTCTTCCTCCGGAGCAAGACCTGATTGACTTGACTCAAGTCGTGTGGTGTACTTACTCTTTTGATCTTCGAAAAACTTCTTAGCTTCTGCAATAGCTTTTTTCTTCACTAGTTTTTTCTTCTTCATCTCAGACTCTGTGTCTAGATCTTCGTCATAGCTGTACTCTTCCATAAGCACATCTACATCGTCATCATCTAAACCATCCTGAGTTGATTGGATATAACTCTTCAATAAAGAGTCCTCGTCCATTTTATCGTAGTCCTTATTCAACTTGATATAGTCCTCGATTCCACGACCAGTCTCTTTTTTATATTTCAAGAAAGATGCAACGTCTTCGGGAAGTGGACCTTCCTCTTCCTTTGTAGCCATCAGATCATCTAGTGAACTGATTTGCTTGTTGTATCTTTTTCCAATAAATGAAAGAACGTCTTCGTCCTTTAGTTCTACCTCAGCAGGAGGATCAGCAGGAGGATCTTGGTTTTGATTACCATCATTACCTTCATTACCCTCATTGCTCTTGTTGCCTTCAATGCTCTGTTGGTGCTTATCTAGCAACTCCTTCTCAATCTGTTGAGATCCTTTCTCTTCGATAGAACCTAGGTCTTTTACTTTAATTTCCATTTGATTTGATTTATGCAAAGTTATAACAAAATTCTTAATTCTC